TCCATCAATTCTTCCGTTGCGCTTTCACTTAGCCGGAATGTGCGAATGGCATCGGCCACGGCATAGCGTTGACGGTCAATTGCTGCCGCGCCATCTCGGTATGCATCTGCCAGCTGTGAATTACCTTGGCCACTACGTTCCAGTTGCGTGGCATTATCACGCAACGCGGCTGAGTTTTCCGCTGTGGCTTCTTTGAATTCTTCAGCCCGCTGGTTGGCTCGTTCTTGCGCTCCAGCACTTCGTATCAGTATTGCTGTTAATGCAACAAGCCCAGCGATTAGCGCAACAATTGCCATGATAATCAAAACCTTCGGGTTAGCCAACATTGCGACATTGTGCAGCCACTGCGCAACAGTTGCTTTTTTCGTGACGGCTGTGTGCGCAACAGTGCCTGCAATTGATGCTTTGCGTGCCGCGTTTCCAAGAAGCAGCAGCTTTGTCTTTGCCAAAACTGCGCCAGCCAGCGCACCAGTACCAGCAAGCTCTTTTTTCTGCAATGCAATGGAAATTGATGTGCCCGCGTTTGCAGCAGCCTGCACGGCCTTATAACCAGCCTTGGCGGCTTTCACGCTGAGTACCACGCCTTTGACTTTCAAGTGTGCGACTTTAAAGGCAAGGAGAGCGACCTTTGCAGCGCCAAGCCCAAAAGCAACCTTGGCAATTGTGCCAATGAGCTCTTGGTTTTCCGCAGCCCATTCCGCTGCGCGGCCCGCACTTTCGGAAAATCGACCCATCATATCATTCACGGTTGGCATGAGCCCTTCGCCGATGGACAGCCGAATATCCTCCATCGTGCTACGCAGTTGTTGTGTTTGTGCTTGATGATTACCCATGCGGTCGCCCGCAATTTGGTATGCCGCGCCCATGCCGTGCGCAGCATCTCCCACTTCGTATAGTTCGGGGATGAGTTCACGCAGGGTGTCGCGCTGGGTGAAAAGCTCATCTGCGAACGCGCGTGCGCTCTGTTGTGAGAATAGTTCCTGCATGAGTGAAGCGCGCTCTATTTCATCTGTGACATCATCCATCGCATCGCCAACTTGGAACATGATTTCAGTCATGTCATAGCCATCGCGAATCATTTGCTGTGTGTCAACGCCGAGCCGCCGAAGCGCTGCTTGCGCGTTGTTCGATGGGTTCATCAGCGATTCAATGCTTTGGCTAAAACCGCTATATGCATAGGCACCGCGAATACCTGCTTGATAGAGATTTCCAAAAATAGCAGTTGCTGCCGTGCCGCTGATTCCGGCGGCACCCAAGGCAGCGTTTGCGCGAAATAGATAGTCTTGCAAGGTGTTCAGCCCAATGCCAGTGCCCTGTGCTGTGTGCGCAAATACATTCATGTATCGCTCAGCATAGCTAACATCTTTGCCAACCTTGAGCAAGTAATTGCCCAAAAAATAGGCTGTGTTGCCCAAGTCGCCACCAACGGCGTTGGCCAGCACCATGGATGTGCGCATCAGCTCCGTGCTGTGCTCAACGTCCTGCCCACGAACAGCCACACGGGCATAGGCCTCGGCGATTTGCTGTGCGCTGTGGTTACTGCCACGCCCCATTTCACGGAATGTTTCGCCCAGCTCCTCAATTTCCTCGCTGGTCATGCCGGTTTGCGCGCGCACGTCCGATAGGCTTCCCTCAAACCGTGCCAATGGCTGCACGAACGCCGCATAGGCTGCCGCTACTCCGGCAGTTAATTGACCCACACCCATAAGCAACTGGCGGTTGGCAGCCTTTTGCGCGGCCTTATTTTCCGTCACGCGCCGCGTTGCCTCCGACAAATTTTGCTGGGCCGTGGCAAGGCGTTCGGCTTCCTGCTGCAAGCGTTGATTTTCACTTGCGAGATTATTTGTATCCACGCCCGCTTCTTTGAGGGCGCTTGAATAACCAGCCAACCGCTCTTCAGCAGCGGCAAGCTGTTTTGCCTTCGATTCAATTTGTTTTTCGTTGCGGTTATTGGCACCTTCCAATTCGGCCAACTCGCCACGCAGGCGATTTACCTGCGTTTCAGTCTTTTGATATGCTGTAATATCGCTTTGTGCTGTGCGCAACTCATTGATAGACCCACGCAGGCTGTTAGTGCTGTTTGCCGCATTGGCAAAGGTTTGCTGGAAATTCGGCCCCATCTTGGCCACAAGGCTCATCACAAGCTCGTGTTGTCTTCGGTTTCCTGCCATGTGAGGCACCAACCTTTCAAAAAAGATGAAAAAAGTTAAAAATTACGTAAATTATGTATTGACATTACGTAAATTATGTGGTATAATAGTAATATAGAGAGGGGGTCATACATGAAACGGCGTGACTTAGTCAAAAAACTAGAACAAGCAGGCTACCGAAAAGAAAGGGAAGGCGACCACACAATCTTCGAAAAGAAAGGAGGTCCACCGGTTCAAGTGCCACGGCACAAAGAAATCAACGAAAACACGGCGCGGTCAATCCTAAAGGTAGCGGGGCTGAAATAAGCCCCGCGCCCCCGCGCATAATATAATCAGAATAGAAAGAGGAGTTATTATGGAATTTATCTATCCTGCGATTTTTCAAGCAAATAACGATGGCAGTTATACCATCACATTTCCCGACTTACCCGGCTGCATCAGCGAAGGCAAATCGCTAGGCAATGCGCTGTCTATGGCACAGCAAGCATTAACGCAATGGGTCGGTTATCTCGCCGACAAGCGCCAACCAATTCCTGCGGCATCACCATTTGCTAAAATCAAGGCCGAGGGCGACGATGTTGTCAGCTTAGTTCGCGCCGAAACAAAAGACACTCGCGCCGTGCGCCGCACGGTGAGCATTCCGCGATGGATGGATGATGAAGTAACACGTGACGGCATTAGCCTGTCGCGCGTGTTGCAAGACGCGCTTTCCGATAGGTTCTTGCGTGCCTAAACGAAACCCACCAGCCGAGCTACGTGCCCGGCTGGTTTTGTTTGTTTTCTTGTTGCACAGCAATCACGCAGCTGTGCCAATAGCGAAATTCGCGCAACGGCATGGCCGTGTAGTGTGTCAAAGGCGTGTGGGTGTACTGCGCCATTTTAATGCACTCGCGGGCCAGCCATGCGCCGGGCTGTTTGGGCAGCCCTATGTGAGCAAAAAACGCTGCGTCCTGCCGCAAATTCGGTTGAACTCTTTGGCTGGCATTTTCATCAGTACATCGCTGCCAATGTCAGCCGCGCGAGCCGCAATTTTGCACTGGAAAACCAAGCTTGTGCTGGCCTCGAGCGCAATGTCGCCCTGTGCGTTCATTTCGCGCTCAACGTCAATCAAATCTTGCCCGGTGAGCTTTTCAAAATAGAAATTAAGCGTTTCATAGCTTTTGCTCTCCCACTCGAACGGCTTGCGAAATTTGTGCACATAGCACGGCTCTTTTTTTGTGGTTTGTTCCACAGTGGTATCTTTATCTGCCATGTCGGTTCCTTTCTAAAGCCCTAGCGCGGCGCGGTGTTCGGCCAAGTAATCCACACCGTTGACGCGGTAAATGTAGTTGAGTTTATCCACGTAAAGCACTTCTTGGCCGTCAATATATGTGGCGAAAATGGTGCAGCCATATGTGCCACTGGCATCGGCGGCGGCTGCTGGTGCCACATTGCCGGGGTTAAACTCTTTCGGGCGGCAGACCGCCACGTGCTTGACGGCTTGCACAACGTTTTGGCCGCTGACGGAATCACGCGCCTGTTGCGAAATGCGCAGGTCGATGTTGTGGTCGCGCAGTTCGTGCAGGCGGTAAGCATCTGTTGTTTGCGTGCGGAACGAAAGCCCTAAATCCAGCGCATCCAAATGCGGGATGATAGCTTCCACCGTCCCGGCAATGCCAGCACCTTCAACACTCACGTTCTTATGAGTGAGCGATGGCAGCGTTACGCTTGCCATACCTAAGTATCGCGTTGCATCTTCGAATACCTCAAAGTTTACAATTGCTTCGTTTAACATAGTTTGCGCCTCCTTAATGGAACGCGGCGCTTACATACGCCACGTCAAACTCTAATATATATTCGATTTGCTCGGCAGGGGTTGGCGGTGTGAGGAACACGCGAAAGCGCATGATGCCACTCATCAGGTCGGTCAGCGGGTTTTCGTCTGCGCGTAGTTCCACGCGCCCACCCAGCAGATGCCCGGATGATGTCAGCCCATTGAGCCAGATGTTTATGCTATCCACAATGCTATCCACAAAGCGGCGGGTCATCTTGCTGTCAAGGCGGTTCCACGTGCTGAGGATGAGCGAGTTGCCCACCCAACCAAACATGCGCGACACAGGAATGAATACATCCTTTACGTCTGTTTGGTCGGGGAACGCCGCCGTGCGGTTGCCCCACAGCACAAAGCCGCCGATGAAGTTCAGCGCGGTGACAATGCCGTTTGCGTTGAGGAAATTCGCCTGCGTGATGTCCAGCACAACTTCTTTGCCGTCTGCCAACAAAAGGCCGTTGATTTGCATTCGCTGGTTTGATGGGCTTTGCGAAGGCACGCCGCCATTGTTGTTGTCGGTCTGCCCCATCAGCGCCGCCATTTGTGTGCTCAGATGGAACACACGCTCAGCCAACCGCACCATGGGGAAGCACAGGCTTTGCCGCTTGTCGGTGATGTTCTGTGCAGATTTCCACGCGGGCACTTCGCTGAAGTGCGTCACGGCTTCCGTGTCCACGTCAATGAGGGCTTTTGCTTCGAACACGCCGTTGATATTGGCAGCCTTGGCGGTCATCACCGCTGCCACTTCGGCATCGTGTGACCAGCCCGGCGCGATGATGATATCCGGTACCATTCCAAAGCGCGGGAATACCTCTCAATCAGCTCAAGGCCAGTAGTTTCTTTGGTGGCCACATTAAAGCCGCCAATAATGTCAGCTTTTGTCACCAGCGATGGGTCAACCGCTATGTAAGCAACGGAAAGCTCGGTCGCGCTCGGTGCGATGCTACTGCTGTCCAGAATTTCCAGCACCAGCGCATCAACGTCATACACCAGTGCAAAGTCAATGTCGGCGACATAGCCTTCCACTTCCACACTGTCGGCAATGGTTTCAAACGGTAAGCGCACACGGCGGTTTTCGATGGCATAGGGCGCGGCGGCAACGATTGTTCTGTGCCGTGCGGGGTCAAGGACGTTGACAAAGAACACCGGCGCAGTTTGATACAGCCGGTAACTGCTAAACATCACTTCGCAAAGACTATACTTCGCCCAATCATCCGAATAGCCCAGCGCGATGACGGCATCAGCGTTGTTTAAGCCCATGACAGGCACGTTTATCGCGCCGCCCTGCACCATATGCACGGGTGCCGTGCCAACTACGAACGGCACGCCGCTGGCCGCTGTGCGAGGGGTAGATATGCTTGTTTGCGCTTGGCGGGTTCTTATCCCATGAAAAAAGTTACCCATTCAATTGCCCTCCTTTCGCTTTGATGGCGGCGGCAACTTCACCACAGCATTTGTGCAGGTAATTGCCACTGGTTTGTGCATTGTTGCGCGCTTGTTGCAAGTTTTTATCCGTTGGGACAATCAACTTCGCAACTGCCGGGCACAGGTCGATAGCCGCTTTGCAATGTTCCTCAACAGCTGCGCGAGTGCCGTGCAAAATTGTGTTTTGCTTGAGCATACCGCCCGGCAGCGATGGGCCGATATAGGCAAATGTTTCAGCGGGCTCTGGCTTCTTTGTTGCAGGGGCTTGTTTTGCGGCCTTGGCTTCAGCCGCTTTTGTTTCGTTACTCATGAAAGGTCACCTCTCTTTGTGTAATTGGCATTTCCCAGTTGGTCATCATTTCACCAAGAAAAAATGGCTGGGTGTCGTCTGGGTATACGAGTTGTTCCATTGGTAGGCGAAGTAGGAATTGTTTTCCCACCTCACGTTCCTTGAGCAGGGCGATACGAAGGCGCGTCATGACGTTCAGAACGTCCAACGCGCCTTCGGTGTCGTTTTTTGAATAGGTTGCGAAAATGAGCCGCACGCGGCCTGTGCATTCTTGCGGCTCGCCCGGGCGCTGCGCATCTTCGCCGGAAAGGTACTGCAACACGATATAGGGCACACGATTTTTCGTTGGCTCTTTATCGGGCAGGCGCATTAGATGTACTTCGGGGGCGCGGCGCTCATCGGGCTTTTCGGCTTTTTTTTCGCCGGGCTTTGGCGGCGGGTCTTTGCAGGGCAGCATAATATCCTGCGTGGCAGCCTCCACAAACAGCTTGAGTTGGTCAAGCAGCACTTTTGGTGTCATTACTTTACTCCAAATCCATGTAGAATGCGGTGGATTTCGTGGTCAAGGCGGTTTGTTACGGTTTCTTCAAACTTAGCCTCAGCCTTGTCTTGCACGCCGCTATCCGCTGCCATGGTGGCCACGGATGCACCAGTTTCTTCGCTGATTGGAAAACGATTGCGGCCAATGCGCTCAAATACGCCAGTATGACCACTTCTCATTTGAGCGATAAACGCATCGTCATACCGCTCGAAAGCATGGTCTTGGCGAATACGCGCCTGCACAACCTGCCCGGTGCCTGACCGCGTTGGCGTGACACCAAAGCGATATAGCGGCAACGCCACGCCGGAATAGCGAATGTAACCAACAATGCCATCATCCACTTTTTGTGTCCCTGCGCGAATCATCGTTTTCTTGCGGTCGCGAATGTCGGCAAGTTTGATGTCATACACCTTGGTGATGCCGCGCAGGGTTTCCGTTTTAACAGCGGTGTTGGCGCGTGACATAATTGCCGATACAGCTTTGTTTAAGCCATTCGGGATATGCTCTAGCATTTCCTCAGCTTTTTCAAACGCTTGCCCGGTGACAATATCAATTACTCGTCATACACCTCCAGCCCTAACGTGATAAGCCCCACGTCCAAGCCTGTTTCTTTGATGACATACTGCGTACTGCCGATGGTGATGTGCACATCCTTCACAGGCATGACTTTCATGTCGCGCAGCGAAATAAACACGGTTTGATAGCTCGTGAACACACCATCTGCGTTGTCACGCATGATTTTCGTGCGGTCTTTTTCGCCATCTTCCTCGAAAATGACAGGAATACGGCGGCGCTTACCACCGTATTCCACCAACACGCGGTCGGCGTGTTCGTCCGTATTCATGAACACATCTTGCAGGTCGGCTTGCGCCTGTTGCTTAAACGCGCTCATTCAAGACTTCCTCTATAGCCGCTATAGCCATATCTTTTGTGGTTAATTTTTCGACGTTTTCAACGCCATAATCTTCGGCCACCTTTCGCAATTCCTCAAGTTTCATTTTCTTGCTATATGGCTTATCATCACCATCTTCGCTTTCTACAATGATAGCAACGCCAAGCTCGACAAGCCTTTCGGCTTCCTTTTCGTCAACCTCAAAAGGCGGGTCATTAACCGTTTTTGGACATATTGAAGCACTGGCATTTTGTTTGAATCCATATGTTCCGCGTATAATTTTAATGGTCTGCATGTGTGCTCTCCTTTCACTCGATTAAGACACTACGCTTTTGGCGTAAATGTATGGACAGTAGTTTTTAGGAGCGGCAAGCGGTCTTGCGCCAAGCCGAAGTTTGCGCGTG